AACTCTACTTAAGACAAGTGTGTCTAATACCTCTGCCTCAGTTTCAAACTCAGGATGAACCTTTTGAATGGCAGGGATGTCAAAGTTAATAATGTTATGACCAATGATGGTGTCTGCTTTGTACAACATGTCTAAACCCTGCTCTATCCGGGCAGGTGGAAAGCTAAAGACTTCATTAGTGTCGATGTCTTTAAGTACAATACAGTGGATTTGAGTTAATGTGTCTAGAAGGCCGTCAGTCTCAATATCAAAAACTAACCTCATCTGTTGTCACCTGATCCGGTTAACTTGGATCTGTTTCTTCGGGATCCTAATTTATCTAAATTACCCTCAGCTATCTCTGACAGGTCAAAGTCAAGTTCTTCGGCAATCATTGCGATGTACCAAAGGCAGTCACCTAGCTCCTTGGATATCTCTGTCTTCGTTTCAACAGATAGATCCCTTAAAGGAATGTTGGTGTCTCTCATGATCTTCTTGATCTTGTCAGCGACTTCTCCACTTTCAGATACCAATCCAAGTACCGGGTAAATCACGTTGTTGTCGTCACTGAGTTTCTCTTTATAGATGGCAAACTTCTTTGCCTCATGCTGATAGTAATCTAATGATAAATGGTTCATCGACTGTGTCTCCTGAAGGGTAAGTTATCCTCTGTTAATGCCCTTGGATCGTCTAAGAAGACATCTTCCAAAGGATCAATTTCGAGTGGTATGTGCTTGAGGCCTTCTAAGTAAACCTCTCTGAGTTTACTACAATGAGACTGTCGCAACCCTCGGCAGTCATTACAAATCTTAGGACTGGTTCTAAGGTGCCTAACCTTCTTAAGAGGACTGTCACATTGACTACAGTTCTCATAAGCATTTTGTTGCAAAACGTCTTGCATACTTCTCTCCTTTTTTAGTTAGAATATCTCTGATTGGGGTAGTAATCGTCCTGTGTCTCTATTGTATGAGACACCACCGGCATGACCTGTTTCACCGGTGAATCTGTTCTTTAAGACATGGATAAACCTACTGTCACCGTCACTGTCTTCAGGATCCACTTGTAAGCTCAGGCATATGTCAGATAGTTGAGCTATGGCATGTGATCCTCTAAGCTGACCAAGTCTAACCTTAGCTCCATCTTCATGACCTTTGTCACCTTCAGGTCGTCTTAGGTGAGACACAAGTATAAGACCTATGTCTAACTCCTGAACTAATGTCCTGAGCTTAGTCATGGCACGATCAATCATCTTCCGTTCATCACCGTTATCCATACCTGAGATCATGATTGATATGTGGTCGAGGATGACCCACTTGATGTCTAAAGCCTTAGACATGTACTGGATCCTTGAACAAATGAGTTCAACGTCTGAGGAACCAAAGTGGTCATATAGAAACACCTCAGGCTTATCCTGAAACATATCTTCATAACCCTGTTTGACTTCGTCTTGGGTTGCCATCGACCTGTCAACGGTTATATTCTTAGACATATGTATACCGACTAAACCAAGCATGGTTCTACGGTTGCTTTCCTCAAGCATAATCATGCCAATCTTCTCACCACTTTGCTGAAGTGAATAGGCAATCTCACGAACTAAAGTTGACTTACCAATCCCACTGCCGGCACACACAGTAACAAGTTCAGAAGTTCTTAAACCCTTAGTAATCTCGTTAAGCCGGGGATAGGGGTAATTGACTTCAGAATGTTTATCCTCAGTCAACATCTCTTCCTTCAAGTCATGAGATCCTATGATACCATCAGGCCTGAATGAACGAGCCTGAAAGATAGCAGATATGATCTCATCTGCCTTACCCTTCATTAAACATTCGTTGGCATCCTTATGGGGTAGCCGGGCGATTTTTGTTCTACCAACAGGTAACAACTCAGCTACACTGTGAACTGCTTTTTGACCTGCTTCATCCATATCAAACATGAGGATGATCTCATCAAAACCTAGGATGTAATCCCAGTTCTTTTTGATGGCTGAGGATGCTGAAGATGCACCTGTTGGTAAACTAACTGATGCCCACTTATGACCTTGAACCTGAGAGATAGTCATTGCATCTATTTCGCCTTCTGCAATTACTAACTTCTTTCCAAGCGACCATAAGTGAGAACCGAATAACGTCATCTTGCTTGCATCACCTGTGATACTAAAATTCTTATTCTTGTCTCTAACTTTCTGAGCTACTGCCTTACCTGTTTTGTCTCTATAGACTGCAATCTCTAAATCCTTGTTGCATAAGTATCCAAACTTCCTGCATGTCTCCTCGGTAAGGCCTCTGTGTTTAAGGCTTTTTACCTCTCCCGGGAGTAAATCTTTTTTGAAGGTATTACTCTTTGGTTGGATTGTTTTTAGATCAACTTTATAAGGAGAGGTTTGGGTTGTTTTATTACATGAGTAACAATGTGTATGGCCATCGTCATATACTGATAATGCATCTGAGGAGCCACAGTCGGCACAACTCTCCTTCCTCAACTCCATAGATTTATGGGTATCTAACATTACTCTCTCCTTAAGTTGTTTTTTATTGATTTAAATTCTCACCATGGAGACCCATAACTGGTTCCCTAGATACTTTTTCTACAGGTTTCTTTTTATGCTTTTCACTAAAAGTCTCGAGATAGCAGGGTGAGCAGTAAGCTCTTCCACCTTGAAGGGCATCTGCATAGCTGTTGTTACAGACTTCACATCGTTGACGTTCATTATACATTTAACTAATTCCTTCCTTTAGCCATTCCTCAGGGATTACCTTTTGGGCAAACTTAAACCCATGCTTTCTACAAAAGTCTCCATAAGTAGTCGGAGAGCCTTTGTAGAGCTTGGAGTTTGAACTTGAGAATACAAAACGTATGTCTAAGTCAGGGTGTTGTTGTCTTATTAGCAGGTGTTTTTGCCTGTCAGCGACTACCCAACGACCCTTAGTTTCGACATAAAAAAAGCCACCCAACTTGGGTAGCTTGAAATCCGGTGTATAGGTGCTTTTTCGGGAGGGATGGATATATTTTATTTTATCTTCTTCATAACTCAAATGAACATTAGCCTTTATAATTTGCTCACTTACTTTATTCTCCAAGCCTGACCTATAACCCTTGAGCAGTGATGCTCTAGAAATTATATGATGAAGCACCATCACCATCACCACTTTCAGTTACTGTTGCAGGAGGTATAGTGTCGTCAAAGTTTTCTTCATCCTGAGCAACATAACCATCGTCTTCAGCTTCAAATCCATCAGCAGTTGACCCAACTTGAACTTGGCTAACAGGTTCAATGATTTGAACTTTAGTCAGTCTCAGTGAAATGCCATTATTCCCGGTCACTGTGTAAGGACTAATAACACCACCTATTTTAATAATGGATCCACCAAACAACAGAGGAGGGTTAGTAACTACCTGACCCTTTGAATCAAAGAACTTTGGTTGAAACTTAGACTTAGCAATAATGCTCATCATTCCAGTTTCTTCATCAATCTTAAAAGGCATTCTAGCACTTTCAGACTTAGCTCCAAATTCTTCTTTAGCTATTGCTTTTAACTGATCTACAAGTTCTTTTGCTTGATCTGAAGGAACTAATAGATTTGTTTTAAAAACTCCATCGGTATCAAACATAGTGTCTGCTTTGTTTAACCACGGATACTGAGCAGTACCTTTGTTAGTCGTGAAGGGTTTTCTTTTTTGTTCTGTCATCAGAGTTCTCCTTTTGATGATTTGGTTGAGGTTGTTGTTGATATTTAGAAACATCTATACCTAGGGAAAATGCTTCATCTAAAATGTACTTGGGTATCTCTTGTCCACTTTTGTGACATAGACAAGCGATACCAAGCACTCTTTCTCGAGGGTGCATGAGTTAACCTTTTTAAATTTAACGGTGGGGGTCTTTTTTCATATTACCAAGGGGTGGACACTACTAATTAACAGAAGCAGTATCTTGAATTTTTAATCTCATTTAAGTCTAAATTACCCTTTGATGGTACGTGAGGAAGATCTATCTTTGATAGGTCTGAGAATTGATCTTTGTTATGATCTAACATCATTTGATATAGACAAAAATCACTGTAAATCTCAATAAAAGATGTCCTGATGGTATCATAAAGCTTTTGGGTATCATGTGGTGTTGTCGCAAAGCTGTCATGAATTAAAAAGAAGTCTCTTATTTTAACCTGTAGTGCATTCAAAACCGTAATCAAAAGATGTGATGCATCCATTGAATGTATGACATTAGGTGAGATTGCAGATACCGACTTAGCCTTTTCCACCATCTTAATTGGTTCACCTACTAATGTAATCTGACTTCTCACGTTCTTATGCAACACCCGGTCATACAAATACACCTTTAACTTTTTAGTAGTGAACTTTGTGTAAGCTTGAATAACAGGAAAACCAACAGGTGTGACCCATTGTGCATGTTTGTTTTCGTGAGCTAGTAATTTTGCTATACTTTTGAAAAACTTCATACCTTCAGAGGCACCGGTAATAACTTCGTTGACTGCCTTCCAATTTTCCTTAGCTAGATAACTCGAAGCTTCATAACCGTTATCTGATCCGAATGGATGTTTTTTCAAACGACCTTCAAGCACATTATCAGTTAGAGATTTCATAGTGTCCTCAAGTATTTGTAACTTAAAACCATAGACTTCAGCAGAGTAACCAAAAGTCATTACATTACGTTTAACTAACTTTCTGCTAACTCCGAACCCAAGCCACTTTTTAGCAAGTTCTTCATCCTTTGATTTTTCTTTTAAAGACTTGAGAACTAGGTTTGCTACCTCTTGGTAAATATCCTGAGGCTCTGAGTTAGGAACAAGGTTAACTAATGCTCCGTCTTTTTCTTGTAACGAAGCTCCTGAATAATGTTGGATACCACTGTTACTACCGTCTAGTGATATTGGTAGTCCACTTGTGGATCCTTCACCCTCTGTCAGGTATTTAGTATAGGCAATACAAGAGGCTAGAAAACTGAAGGGTTTATCTGCCTTAGACCAAAAGTCAAAACTAGCTTCAAAGTCTAGTGCTACTTCTATTATTTGAGTTGCATTGTCTTTAACCCAATTAATCCTATTAATCATAGGCTTCTTACTCATACCTTCAAAGTCACCGGTATTTGCCACTTGAATAGCAATCCAATAAAAGGCCTTTTCATCAACTACCTTTTCATTTTTAAACTGAAACATAGCTTTGATGTGTTCATCCCGGTGGTGTGAGAAATGAGGTACAGGGTAGATACGACCCCGGTGATCCATATTGTGTGGTAAATAAAAGTGGTCGTAATCTAGAAGTTCTTCAGCTACTTTTAAATCCTGAGACATCACAGATATCTGACCATCGATCTGTCTATTTTTAATAATGATATCTTTGTTTCTCAGACGGATACCTTTTTTCTCTTCTTGAGTTAGTTCATCAAAGTTTTCAATTTTAGGTGGTGTTTTAATGGATGCTCTAACAGGGAACTTACCTAATGCCTTATCATTTAACCAACACCATCTAACTGCATCAACAACAGTCTCATTAAGCTTTAAAGGTGTCCTTTGGACGGCATTAAGAGCATCTATACAAGGTTGTATTGTACCATCTTCAAAACCCTCATTCACGGCTCTTATATGATCATTTGATACATAACCTTTTACTAGTTTAACCTGATGACGAAGAGCCTCATCTAAGTAACAACCGGTGTTAAAACTAGTCCAATCTCTCGGGGGTGTTGTCATTGGTGCAAATAATGGATGTTGCCAACTTTCATCAAAGTCTAGTTCTGCTAAACGGTCTGAGGCCTCGGCTACTAATCCCATCTTTTTAACGGTTTTTTGATTCTTAGTTGTTTCCCAAATCTCAAATATGTTCGATACTTTTAAAATTGAATTAAGCACAGGTGTTCCAACCGTAACTCTACGGGCATCATCCCAAACCTCATACTCAAACCCTGCTTTTTTAGCAATGTTTTTAACTGCTTTAACCCTATGACGGTCAGAGGAATGTTCTTTAATAACCTTCTCTTCAAGTCTCTTAGCTAACTTCTTATCGAAGGCTTTTAGGTTAATGTTAAAAACTTCCATTTCAATCTTTTGACCTATAGTTACTACTGTTCTCGTAAGTGTTTGGTTACGACCTACGGCATCGAAAATAGAAATCAAACCGACATAAGCAATAATATCGACATCTACAACATTTAGATCCTTAAACCACTTAAAGGGTTTACCTTTCTTTTGACCATTAAGACTTCTTTGACTATCTATAGTTTTCTTTAGATCATTAGAAACTTGAGCTTGGACTTCTGATATTAACTTTTGTGGGTTATTTTGTTGTGAGGTGGTTGTAAGTTTCTCATGTCTCTTAAGATAACGGTCACGGCCATCGGCTACCATCGTCATCTCACGTTTGATCTCTTCTATCGTATATTCCATATTCTCTCCTTAGCAGTTCACGGTTCGGGTCTTTTTCACATTACCAAGGGGTGGACACTACTAGAATTGCATGGCTTAGAATTAAGCAATAAATCATCATCGCCATCAGGAACTTCAATATCATTCTTCCTCAAAACACTCTCTAATTGATCAAGGGTCTTAAAGTTTTCGGTAACCACTTTTTTATGCATTTTCTTATTCCAACAGATAAAATTTATGTGAGCTTTGTAAAGTTCATCTGTGGCCATGCAACTTGCCTTATTAGCTATTCGATTTACTTTGATCCAACCTGACTTCTCAGTCTCATCCACCATAACAGACACACTACTTCTGTTAGCACCTAGGATTTCACATACTTCAGTAATACTCACTCCTTCATCTTTTATGTAAGCTCTAACCATGATTCGGGCAAAGGTGTTACGGTTCATAGATGAATTAAAGTACTTTTGTATTTTATTGGTTTGTCTATATATCCTAGCCATATGCAGTTCAATTTCCATTTCAATTACAGATAAAGCATATTCTTCATAAGCCTTCTTATATAATCCTTGTATAACATCCATTTTTATCTCCTTTATTTATATTAAAAGTCTAGCAACAAGTTATCTTGTTAAACAATGACTCTTAACTAACCACTAATTTTATTCTTAAACTCATTATTCACAGACATTCTGATTAACTGAGCCATGGAGATTTGTTGCCCGGTAAGACGGCTTAAGTTATTAGCCTCTCTACCTAAAAAATCCCATGTTTCACTCTCTAAAAACACCTTCTTACTGACGAATCGTTTACTCTTTTTTGGCCTTCCTTTTAATAATGTAGTCATATGCTCTCTCCTTGATATGTAAGTTAAATTATTGTGACATCTTTTGAGCAATGTCTTGTTGAGCAGTTGCATTCACATGCACATACTTTTGGGTCGTGATTATTGACCGGTGACCCATCATACTTGCAATGACCAAAGTATTTATTTTTAGGTCGTTTGCCAACTTAGATGCATAGGTATGACGTAGAACGTGGAATACAAAGTATTTGTCGTTTTTAGCAACTCTGTACCTGCATTCCTTCCATAAATCATAGAAGATCCTATGTCTGAACCACTGTACTACAACACCGACCTTTTCAATTAGCTCTATGGTTTTTTGTGTCATAGCAACATCTCTGTCGTCACCGTTCTTCGTATTGACCAACCTCAACCACTTCTTATCAGGGGTTAGGAAGGCCGTGGTTCCAATGAGAATCAATTCACCAAGTCTCATGCCCGTAAACATGGATAGCTGAACTAAATATTTAATCTTTGGCTCTCTAGATTTAGCAAAGAAGTCTTGGATCTTTAACAGTTCAGCCTCGCTAAATGAACGAGGTCGTCCACCTGTTTCCTTCGACATTTTGATCCGTGGTGATGCAGTTATTAACTCTAGATCCATAGCATGTCTAAACACGGCTTTAATGGATGCTCTATAGCGATTTAACGTGGTTTCAGAGAGGTTACGAGCTACCTTGATGAATGATAGGAACTCTCTAATTTCAATGACTGTGAAGGTGTCTAATGGCTTAGACCCAAACCTCTTATAATTGGAGAACATCATACACTTATTGAAGCTTTGCTCCTTGTGTATACCGTGCCAAAGATCATCAGCCTCAGCTACGAAGAATTGTCTAAATGTTTGCATTATTTTACTCCCCATATTGGTTGACCATATGAGTTGCTAGTCATTCTAAGATCAGCACTACTCACATAATCTTTTGCTTCTTGTAATGTTGCAAAATCCTCAACAACCTCTTCACCATAAGCTAAATGAAACCTTCCATCCCATTCTGTTATATTTATGTTGCTACCTTCAAGAATGATCGCACCATATTTTTCAATCCATTTTCTTGTTTCTGATGACTTCCAATTGTAAAATTTCATTATCTTGCCCCCTTCATTAAACATTTATTAAAAGCCTTTTGCACATATAGTGGTAATCCATTTGGAAGTGATCCATCTTCATTAAGATAAAAATATTCTCTATCAACACATCCTTCATCTTCAGTGATGACCATTTTCATAATTGCAAATTCATGTAATTCATTGTTAGTGATAAATCCCTTCTTGATAGATCCATCATCTTCAAAACTTGAATTAACATAATCTTTTACAAAATTATAAGGGATCCAATTATCAGGTAAAACTTTTCCATTTTGTATTACTAGAAAAACATTTGGATCTTCAATACTACCTTCATTGTTTGTAACTTCTAGTTGAAACTCATAATAAATAGCCATTACTCTGCTCCCTCTTCATTCCAATCATCATCCCATCCTATGTCCTTGTTAAAGGCATCTTTCTCATGCTGATTTCTGATTGATATTTCAAGATTATTTATGTGAAACTTTATTATTTCAGATAGATCAAGATGTGGATGACTAGCAATCGAATTTATTATTCCATCAATTTGTTCTGCATCTTTTACTTTTAATTCTATATATCTATTAGCCATTAGTTTGCTCCCCTTAATTCAGTTATGTGTCTTGAGATATAGCTATCTAAGTTTTTAAGATTAGGTGACCAATGCTTTACGTTTGTAATGTCCACCCTTCTAGCTAAAGACCAACCTCTAGGATGGCTGTTTTCTTTTACTAAAACATAACCCATGTTCTCTAGTTCTTCAGATAAGTGGTAGCCTTTATGATTTTTGCTAACTTGACCTTTTTTAATATAGTCCATTAGTTTGCATCCTCTTCAATTAGTTTGATAAAGGTCACTATTTTACCAAGTGCAAAACAACCTTTTTTTGTACTGCATTGTGATACACCTTCTTGATGCGAGAACTCTTTTTTCTCAACAGTTTTAAATTCTGCTTTCGCATCTTCATAGTATCTCCATAGAGTTTGTGTTTTGATAGTCATTAGTTTGCTCCCTCTGTTATTCCCAACATAGCTTTAAACAATTTGATTGATTGCTTTGATTCATCAGTTTTAATCCAAGCATCTTGATTAAGAGGAGTTTTAACTCCATCAAGGTAATCAGTATATGCCTCTTCAATTATTTCTTCATTTGATATTGGAGTAAGTTTAAACATTAGTTTGCTCCCTGTATAATAAGTTGAACGTCCATTTGATCCCAAACAGTTCTTTTTATCTTAAACTTAGTTTGGTGAAAAGGGATATAGACTCTTGCCCATTTATTACCTTCGACAACCCATGCATATCGTAAACCACAGATTGGAAGTGTTAATTGGTTGAAGTAGACGTTGAAGAGCTTTGATGTTCTCCATGACTTTGATGTCGGTTTAGTTTTAGTCATTAGTTTGCCTCCCATGTAACACCGAGGTTAACTAGCAGTGCCTTACGGTCAGTAGTCCAAGCAAAGTTATCAGGGTCTAAAGTTTTACCCTGAACTGATCTTAACAGACTAGCCTTGGTAACC